ATTCAAAAGGATAAACTGATTGCCAGCACCTTCTACATGCAACTTTTGACTAGGCGAACTCGTGCCAATACCCAGTGACGTACCTACATAAGCTGTGCCAGACAGGTGGAGGTCTTTGAAGCGTTTAGTAAAGCCGCTAGTTGTTCCGAGGTCTAATGTTGCATCTGTATGTGGGAAAATCCTACTGTCATCTAGCCTTAAATCTACACCATTATTTGCGGCAAATTGTAATTCTGTCCCCGCAGAAGTAACTCGTAAGTGTCCGCTGTTAGTCCCAATACTCCCCACAGTGGTGTTGTCTTTGCGGAACTTCACAATGTCGCCGTCTGATGTGCGTCTGTTTAAAACTAACGGTTCAGCACCATCTCTGGTCACTGTTAGTTTTTGGCCATTGCTTTTAACTTTAAAGCCATCCGTACTGTCATCCGAACTTGCAGTCCCCACCAGTAAGTTACCGCTGGCATCAAGCGTCATGGCATCGCTTGAGCCAGAAGCGGGACTTAGGATTTTGAAACTTTGTCTACCGTTACCATCTTGAAGAACCAAACCGCCAGTACCGTCGCCAGAGATACGACCACCAGTACCATCGCCGTTTATATAAATTAGCCCGCTGCTTGAGATGCGCATGGCTTCTGACAGGTTGTTTGTCTCAAATGACATACTGTCACTAGAGTTATTATAGACAACACGCCCACGGCTAAAGTCAGACTGATCGCCAAACACAACCGCTGCAACTCCACTATCACTGGACTGAATGGTCATCGCAGTGTTTGCTGTGTTGCTGTTCAGCGTAAGGAGGTTGTTAGGCGAACTCGTCCCAATCCCAACATTACCGCTGTTGTCAATGCGCATGCGCTCTGTAAGTGTGCCAGAACTATCGTTAGAGAACGTAATGTGTGAACCGTATGCGTTAGTTGACCAGTTTTGAGATGCCAGCACCTGTATCTTCGCACCCGTTTGACTCGCAGAAGGGTCATCTCCAGTAAACAAAATAGTGCCGACAGTGTTACCTGCATTTATACTTGCATCCGCACGGTTTAGCGTAAGCTGCTCCGTACCATCTGTTGAAACTGTAAGTGCAGTTGTGGGCGAACTCGTCCCAATCCCAACCCGATTATTCGTTGCATCAACGTGCAGCGTGTTTGTATCCACAGTCAGACCATCGCTGGTCAAAGCCCCAGTGATGTCCAGATCACCCGTCATGCTGTCGCCAGACTTAGATACCTTTGTACCTATGTTGGTAGCAGTAGTCGTAGCAAAGTTAGGATCGTCACCTAATGCAGCGGCTAACTCATTCAACGTATCAAGTGTAGCGGGTGAGGAATCAACTAAACTAGCAACAGCTGTATCTGTGTAGCCCGTATAGTATGCACCGTGCTGCCCGTCTAGTGTATCAGCGTCTACGTTAAGAGCATCAATATCTGCTTTTGTCTGGTCAGCTGTAGCACCAGTTTCAATACCGTTAAGTTTAGTGTGGTCTGCATCTGTAAATACGTTACTGTCTGTAGCAGATTCTACAAGGGTACGAATCTCAGCAGCAGTCTGGTCTGCAGTTGCCCCTGTTTCAATACCTGTGAGTTTGGTCTGTTCTGCGTCAGTGAATGCATTGGTGTTGGTGTTATTCTCGTAGGCTGTTTTGATCTCAGCAGCAGTCTGATCAGCTGTAGCGTTAGACTCAATACCTGACAGTTTGGTTTGCTCTGCGTCACTAAACTCATTAGTATCAGCATTACTCTCATATGCAGTCTTAATCTCAGCAGCAGTCTGGTCTGCAGTTGCTCCAGCTTCTACACCATCTAGTTTAGTACCGTCTGTAGCCACATCACGGCCATCAACAGTACCTGTAACTGTAATATTACCTGTAACGTCAATGCCTGCAGCAAAGTCTACGTTAGCATCAAACTGTCCACCAGTAGACTTAGGAACAGCATCAGCTACAGTGAAAGACTTAAATGCTACAACATTAAGTTCATCATTGAGTGCTGCACCTGTAGTAAGGGTAATAGTGTCATTACCAGACACAGAGTAATCTTGGCTGTTACCCTCAAGGACAACACCATTCAGAAATACAAGTACGTTATCATCAAAGAAGGCTAACTGATTACTGCTACCATCATTGCCAGTAAATACTGTCTGACCAGCAGTAGCTGTGTAGTAGAAGTAATCAATGGAACGATTACCTAGATTCTCAATGTCTGTAGCAGAAGTAGTGATAAATACTTCTTGTTCTCCAGATAAGTTTAACAGAGAGCCTGTAGAACTTTCTTCTAGTGTACGAGATAAAGTAGTACCAGAGTGTGTATATACACCTGTGCCTACTTCCCAGTTGTTTGTGTCAATAATAGTATATCGTACAGAGTTACCATCAAGGATACCACCATCAGAGAAAGTCTGAAAGCTCTCTACTGCAGAACCAAGCGTAATTGTGCCAGTACCTGTAGTAGAAGAAGTTACTTTAACTCTATTAGCAAACTTAATCGTCATGGATAGGTATCCTTGTGGTGTTTAGGCGATACGAATTACAGCTGTTGCAGCTGCAGCAGCGGGGAACTCAATAGTCAAGTCACCAGCAGTAGCACTCACTGTACCACCAAAATCAATAACAGCAACAGCTTTGTTTCCCTGAGAAGAGTTGTAGATGATACAACCCGAAGCTGATATTGTTACGTTACCGAATACTTCATCCGTAAAGTCAACAATAGCTGTACTGCCGTCAAGCGTAATAGTAGCACCATCTAGGTTTTGACCACCCGCTGTGTAGTTTGTACCAGTAGCTTCGTCAGTGTTGCCTGTTACATCAGAGTAATTAGTTGTAGTACCATCATATGTACCCGTAGGTGTAGCTTTGATGAGAGCTAATTTTAGTGTATCTGTATCCAGATCGTGAACACCCCCAAGAAGCTCTTGCTTGAAGCTGTTGCACATTGCAGTTGTAATAGCCATCTTGAGATGTCCTTATATAAGTGAAAGCACAAAGGGGCCAGCACTAAGCCAGCCCCAATGTTAAGCCTATTAGGCAGCGTTGTAACGTGCAGTTACAAGTGCTTCTGGGCGAAGGATCTTGCGACCGTACAAGTGCATACCGCGAACAATGTCAGCGAATGAATCTGGGTCACGGTAGTTCTCTACCTTGTTGATCTGCTCAGCAGATGCTACTGCATCGTCTTGACCAGCTACGATAACACCGTAGTTGTCATCCTGACCAGTTGTACCAGAAGTACCTGCGCCAGTACCAGCAGCTGGAAGGTTGTTGGAAATGTATACACGGAAGCCGTGGATGTTGTTCATTACCAAACCGTTCATCAAGCCGGAACCACCGAAGTCTGCGTTCAACAGGCGGGAGTCTTCGTCTTTCAGAAGCTCTGCAAACACTGGGTCTACACAGACCCAACGACCACGTGCGTCAACATTTGCTACATCCATCTGACGTGCCATACGTGAGATAAGCTGCAAAGGTGAAGCAGTAGTTGCGGAGAACGAAGTCGCACCAGGCAAACGTGGAGCCAGTGGGATGGAGTCACCTGTACCACCGGAGTCGGCAGTTGTGATGTTGTTCATGTCACCGATAGTCAGGTGGTTTGCTGTGAGCAATTCACCAGTCAAGTTACCAGCTGTGTCATGCTGTGCATCACCAGAGGTAGTTGTGATCAGAACACCAGCAGTGGTGTGACCGGACAAGTAAGACAAAACGTCTGCGTCCATTGAGTCAGCCATCTTATATGCTGCGCGGTCAGCGGCGAGGCTAACGTAGTCAACATTGGAGAACTGATCTTCGATGTCATCCATTTTGAATGCGAAGTAGTTGGCTTTGTCAATTGTCAGAGAGAAGTCTTCATCGTTCAGCTTCTCAACAGAAATAGCTGTATGACGCTCAAGAGCGTTGACAGTTACATCTGGTTCTTTCTGAATGCGAACCACATCGCCTTGGTTGGCGATCTCACCGAAGTAAGAGTTGTTTGTGATTGCGTTAGTTACAGCTGCCTTACGAAGGGCAATCTGTGCTTGTTTCGAGTAGATAATCGGGGAGAAGTTCCCGTTAAACCCACCGCTTGCGGAAGTAATAGCCATAATAATTCTCCTTATAGATATGGCGTTAGGTTTTACGCTACATACCAACTAAAGAGGCTCTTCATATTAGGGTGGTCAGCTATGCTCTAAGGATGGCCGTCCGTTGAGCGCTGGGCCTATAGTCTGAGGTAGTTCTTTGATGTGGCTTTAGCTTAGTTAAAAGCATGTACAGGCAGTTTATGCCTGACACTGTACATACCTATAGTTGTATGCATCTTTGCTAAGATGTCAACTATTTCTTTGACAAATCGTAAACAAATTTGCCATTACGTTGAGCTTCCATAATTTCGTCTGCTCGTTTCTCGTATTCTTTGATAGTCATCTTAGCGACTTGCGACTCACGTAAGTAAGATGAACTGTCTTCTGGCTCAGGTGCAGCAGAGCGTTTGCTCTTAACTGAACTTGCTGCAGCTTTATCTGAAGTGCTTGATCTCTTTGTAACAATACCAGTATCAGCTTTGTAGAGGTCAATCACACGAGCTACAGACTTAGCGTCATCCGTGTTTTCGTAGAGAGCATCCTGTACCCACTTAGGCTGGTTATCTGCCCATGTATGAAAAGCATCGTCTTCACGGATAGATACAAAGTCTGGGTGTATCTGCGTTAGCTCAGCTTCTGCCTTTTCACGTTTTGCTGTGGAGCGTAGTGCTTCAATCTCTGCTAGACGTGCATCCAAAGTAGATGACTTCTTGTCGGCTTCTTTCGCAGCGATAGCTTCTACAATACCTGCAATGTCTGGGTATTTCTTAGCCCAAGCGTCAATCTCTTCTTCCGACTTAGGGAGTACAAGCTCATTCTTTGCAGCAGCTTCCAGTTGCTTCTCTAGCTTATCTAGCTTAGCAGTGAAGTCTTTCTCTTTCTCCTGCATATGGCGGCGCAGATCACCGTACCGTTTCTTGAAGTTCTTCTCTTCACCACTCAGTTCAGCATCGTCTTCTTGTGCTTCAGCTTGTGGTTCTTCTTCTTGTTTGGTACTACTCTCTGCCTGAACTTGGGGTTCGCTAGGCTCTGAGCTATCGGGTTCCGCTTCAACAGCCTCTTCCGTTTCATCTGTATCGCCACGTGCTTGTTTCAGCAGTGCCTCTAGTTCTTCTTCATCACGCTTAATACGTGCTGCGTTTCGTTGGTGTGAAGCTGATGTAGTTTGGACCAACTTCGTTTCAATCTCTTGAGGCTCTGATATCATGTTATACTCCTTATGATGGGGCCAGCCTTAGCTGGGTAGCCTTATAGTTATTGGATAGTTTGTAGTTACTTCTTCTTTTTGCGTTTCTTCTTAGAGGCTAGACCTCCATCCTTCATGCCATACTGTCCACCTGCACCGACTGTTGCACCTGCTGCTTTAGCTGCTTTGTCAGACTCAGATTCGTAGCTAGAAGGTGCTATAGAACGTCCTATCTCTGCTATGCTTCTATCAGAGTCATTTGATGCTTGTTGGATATTAGCAGAACGCTGACGTGCCAACTCTGCCTGTCTAGCTGCAGCTTCTTCTCTTTCACGGCGCTCTCTAGCTGTGCTACTCATTGCAGCAATTCTTTTGTCTAGATCATCTTGTTGTTTCTTTAACTCTGCTTCACGAGCTTGTTTAGTCGCAGAAACAGCATTTTCCATCTGTGTTACAACTTCAGGGGTTATACCTGTATATGGGGAACTTGTTTCTACAGGCTCAGGTGTAGGCGTGTAACCCGCTGCCACAGGTGCTATTGCGCCTATAGGAACTACCTCTCCTGGAACAAATTCATCTTCTGATAGATTGCTGTTTAAATCTTCTGCCTTAGCTTTCTCAAGGGCTACTGCCTCTTCCTCATTCTCTGGGAAGAACTCATCCTTCAGTGCACCGTACACACGTTTTATCAAACCAGGTTTTTCTTCTTTAGATGCTTTTAGCAAACCTTCAAGAACAGCTTTGTCTGAAGTAGAAGTAGCTTCATCATTAACCCTGCGCTCAATCTCATTCTCTAAACGTCTTGCACTATCCATCATAGCACCTTTGATGAAGAGACCCATGATTGGGTTTATAGCACCGACAGCAATAGCTACTCCAGTCATCTTAGAGGACTGCTGCTCTTCCAGCATATTTGCAATCTCTTCTGTGGTAAGCTCTGCATAGTTAACAGCTTTTGGCATAGGTGCGCTATAGCCACCGCCGCCATTCCCACCGCCAGATACAATCTGAGGTGCAGGCTGTGCTGTTGTCGTGCCTACAGAATCTTGGTAGTTTGTTTTCTCTTGTAGCGTATAGCCTGGTGGGATAGTTGTCTGAGGCTTACCATCAATGAACGTGATGAAAATAGTGTGACCTGCTTCATTCTTGTAAGAGCGAACCTCTACAGTAGGCATATCACCAGCTGATTCATAGCCTGTGCTAATACCTTCAGCACCTAAGCCCAGCGCACCCATCTCATCGTAACCTTCGTCACCGGGGGAAAGAGCATAGCCACCTGATCCAGTGTAGCCACCTATAGCCATTTCCATAGGTTGTCCATCATCTTCTACTTCTAGCTCAGAGATGTCAAACATCATGTCATCTTCTGGTTCAATGACTTCCATGCCATCTACAGGTTCACCACCAATGCGTCCGTTCTCTTCCATGTCTTGATAGCCGAACTTAGCTTTAGCGCGTAGGTCTTCAAAGTACTTAACACCATAGTAACGTACTACGTCAGCAGGTACAACATACTCACCTTCACTTAGTTGTGCAGGGATGTCATCTCGTACTTCCTCTGGCATAGAACCTAGTGGTACTTCGTTACCAGACACAGGGTCAATACCTTGAGTGTTTTCAGGTACTGTGTCTAAGTCTAGAGCGCCACCTTCTGCGAAGGCCATTTCCATCTGTTTATCCATTTACTTTGTCCCTCAAGTACTGTAGTTGACGTAGCGCACGTATAGCACCCTGATGTCTATGCAGTTCTGCAGTATCTGTAATGTTCTCCATACTGCGGTGCTGTGCGGAAATACGCTCCTCCAACTCAGAGAGGAACGCTTCCCACGTAGATGTAGTGTTCACAAAGCTCTTAAGCGACATTGCCGCTGAATCCTTGCTCACCCGGTGTAGGTGCTGTACCCATGCCTATCTGACCACCGCCGCCACCTGATGTGTCCTGTACGCCTCCCTGAGGCGCTTGTGGTGCCTGTTGGCCTCCTTCAGGTGCTGGGACACCCTGTGGGCCTTCTGGTGGCTGTGCTGGCTGCTGAAAGCCTTTGAGGATCTCAGCTTGGATAGCAGCATCCTGCATAGAGTTAGTAACCTTGTCTGGGTCAAGATCCATAGACTTAGCAATCTCACGAATGATGTAGTCCATCTTAGCGAAGGGAGCTAATACTGGGTTCTGTGCAACCTGCAAGAACTGCATCAAGCGTTGTGACCGTACTTCGTTAGCCATCAAACTCTCTGTACCAGATGCATGTACCTCTAAGTCACCACGAATTTGCTCATCAAAGTCAAACTGCATGTTGAAAGAGAAGAATGCTTTACCTAACGGGCGAAGCAGATAGTCATCTACGTTCTTAACTACCGTCCGAATACTACCGTTAGCAGCAGACATAAGCATAGAAATACCAGAAGCTGTACGCCCAACGCCAGATACTCCGGTTTGTCCGTGAGCAAAGCTAGGGAATCCAGTACTCTCATCTGCTAGAACTCGTGCCTTATCAAAGAGTTGCATGTTCTCTTGTGCTACGTTGGGGAACTTGGTGCCGAAGATAGCCTGACCGGGTGCACCCCCAGCCCTGCGAAACACCTTGCCGGGATACACAGATAGGTCTTGCCCCGGTGTCAGGTTAGTCTCATCGACTTCAATGATAAGATTACCAGATAGTGCAGCGTTGTCAATAGCCATACGCATAAAGCCATTCATCAAAGTCTGCGTGTCATCCATGTTCTCAGCAATACCTACGCCAAAGAAGCTGTAGGGATTATGCTCGTAAGGAACAGCGTAGTAAGGGATACGTGTAGGCTTGAAAGGGTTAAGTACAAAGCGTAGTACTTCACCGTTACATACCCATACGTTACAGTTAACCTCGTCTAAGTCTTTCAACTCACTAGGTATTTTAACTCCATGCTCTTCTAGTAGCTCTGTATCTACGAAGCCCCAGAACTCAAGTACTTCCCAACGCTCAGAAGATGGCTGTGTATCGTCATCCTCCATAGTCATTTCCCAGTACTTCTGAATGTAGTCCGGCCCTTTATCTACAGCCATCTGAACTGAGTCAGACATAAAGTAGGGGCGGTTTTTCAAAGAGCGTAGCTGTGTGCGAGACATCTTATGACGTTCAACAGTATACTCTGCATCATTCATAGACTTAGCTTCTGGGTCTGGGTAGAAATCCCAAGAAGAAACATGGCTACACTCAGGTACAGTTTTTACCAGAGGGTCATACTCACCATCGTCATTCCAGTTAGGGTATTCCTTATCTACAGCGAATGGGCCTTTCATGACACCTGTGCCAAGTAGAGCCATCTCAAATGCCATAGATCGTAGATGTGTAGAAGCACCAGACTCTTGTAGCTGATCGTGGATCTTCTTCTCCATTTTCTTAGCTGCAATCATAGAAGGGTGAAACGATACAGTAGATGGTGTAGTTCCGTCACCTTCGATGATCTTATCAGATACAGCTTCAAGCTTGCTGTTAAGCCCAGCCATACGAGCTTGCAGATCCATGAGTGTCTCACCAGGTTTCAGTGTAGTGTCACCACTAATGAGATATGGACTAGCAGGTTTTTCTTCTGTTACAGGCTTGAGTGCATCTCCTGCGGCCTGAGCTTTAGGATCAATGTTGATATGCACAGCTTCTGCTACGCCATCGGGCAATACAGAAGGATTGACAGAGAGTGGGAACTTGTTGTTGCCAAAGAGTACGTCTACTATCTGACCGTATGCAGCAAGTGTTTTGGTCTTAGTAACCTTAACAAATACCCGCGACTTCTCAGTGTCTGTAAACGACACATCACTACCATAGATACCACGGTAGTTACGATATGCTTTCAGCCAGCGTTGTTCGTCTGCGTAACGAGAGTCTTCTGCTCGTTTGTATCGCTCCTGTACAAAAGATACTACACTATCTATACGTTCAAAGATACTGTCCGTACTGTCTTCTGCAGCTACGACTTCATCTGTCTCAAACATTTCTTCTTGTTCTGCCATGCGTTAATACCCGAATGTTGTGTCACTAGCTTGGAAGCCTGTGCGCTGTGTTGCTGGGTTGAAGTCCCATATGCTGCTGCGAGGACGTGTCATAACACCGTAACGTAAAGCATCATACAAGTGATCCTCTGCGTGAGTGTCTACATCTTCTGGGTTTCTTTTGTCCAGAGGAATGCTTGGTATCTGCGCAATAGTATTTGTGCAGTTGTTCATGAATACTAGGCGAGGCTTCTCAGTGAACTCATCTACCTGTAAACGCCTGTGTATTTCGTTTTTACCTGCGACACGAGAGCCTCTTGAGCGATCTGATGGACGCCAGCGGCAACCCTTCATAATCATTTGCTCAGCTAGTGATGGCCCCGTGTCGCCACGGTTGTGCCACAAAGAAGAGTCTAGCACCCCGTATCTGATTCCGCCATCGTGTTTCTCTAAGTCTAAGATCATATCTGCTAGATCAGTAGCTGTAACCTTAGAACAATATAGCTCTCTGTAAATAACGAGTTGCTCGTCTGGTGCAACAGCAAACCAGAGAACTCCCGTATAAGATCCGTAGCCGTAGTCGCAAGCTCTAAACTTAGCCCAGTTATCGGGAACTTCAAAAGCGTCAATGACATGCTGACTTCTGTCAAACTCTGGGAATGCGGCTCCATCGTTGATATCCCAATTACCTTCTAGGAGTTGCTTTCTTTGATGCTCCGGTAGTGATAAGAGCATCGCTTCATAGTCGCCTGCATCCGCAAGGTAGGGGTTATCGAAGAGTGACGCAGGAATAAACCTACGCTTAAACAGCGGCTGACCCGCTTTACTGTGTCCCTCAGGATAAGTGATAGTGTCGCCTGTTTCAACATTTGTAGCCCAAAAAGATTTATTGGCTGGGCCAGGATCAATGAACATCTTCTTAACCCATTGATGTCCACTTCCGCCTGGGTTGGTAGTAGCCCTCATGTACAAACCTAAGTGCTGGGCTGAGCTACGTAAACGTGATCTCATGTAGTCCCAAGCATAAGGTGAAGACCATTGTGTAAGTTCGTCAAACCCTATCCAGTTAAACGCCTGCCCTTGGTAGCGAGTAACATCTGTATCTTTATCCAAGTAGGACATCCAGAGACGCCCACCCCTCGGGCTAGTCCACTGTGATTTGCGCTCTGACCACTTGATTCCTGGTATGGCACGTGGATATAACTCCTGTGACTTCTGTATAAGTTCTCTTAGTTCTTCTGTAGTGTGACGTACAAGTAGTCCAGAGAAGTTAGGATCGTTTAACCCGTGTAGTGGATCTGCAAGCATGGCATAAGATTTACCACCACCAGCAGCACCACCATAAAGTACTTCACGCTCCGATGAACTCAGGAATGAAGTCTGGGGGCCGGGGTTTGGCTTGAACACGATCTCTTGTGCTACATCCACATCATACTCAGGAGCGACTACCTGTGCAGGAACAGTCTCCCGCTCAGGGGTAGCTACCTGTTCAACTACTTTTGCCGGACTCTGCGTATGCCCCGACCCCTTGGCTTTCGAGCTTCTCGATTTCCTCAAGGGTTTCTTGGAGCCACTGGGCAAGCTTGCGTTTAGTTGTAGCTGCTTTTTTACGTCTTTGCTCAACTTCGACTCTTTTCTTTAGGCCCATATGCGATATGTAACGACCTGTTTCTTTGCTTAGCCACTGTGCTACTGCACGATAACTATACTGCTTAAGATGCCTCTTTGCAAGCTCTAACGCTTCAAGCTCATGTTCAATTGGTACTAAAAGCTTGTCATTGTCAGGATGTAGTTCATAACCCCATGGTATCTTAGGAGTTACACGAACTATTATGTGCCATTCTTTTTCGTGTCCTTTAGGTGGCTTTGGTAGTTGCCAGAATCCTAAGTCTCTTGTTGGAATACTTATTCGTTCGTACCTTCTTTTGGTGGTAGGTAGAAGATGCCACCACTTGATGTGACATCCACTTTATCTACCTTACCAAGTCCAGCACGATCTAGCAAGTCTTTTGCTGCGACCATCTTCTCTTTTATTCCTAGTTCAGTAGGATCATATAAAGCGCCAACCATAGCCATAGCAGCCTTGGGCGCAGTACGAGCAAAGTAAGTACGTGTCTTCTCACCTATCTCTTCCTTCAATGATTCAACAATAGCTGATGTGCTACTGGTTTCACCATATCCTGCTAGTTTCTTTGCAGCAACAACGTCACCGCCAGCCTCATCAAAGAGAACCTCAAGAAACTTAAGTTGTTTTTCGGTTAGATTTCTCGCCATAGGTATACTCTCTTATCTGACCACGTGCAATACCGATGTCACGTAGTTCTTTGTCGCTCATGTTCTGAAGTAACCAGAAGTCTGCACGAGCTTGTTGTGCTTCTTGTAACGCGTGGAAGCCTCGTTGAAAGAAATTTAGCATCACTATCTCCTTTGTTGTGTGTGCGGAGATAGTTATACTCAGTTGGTATTATAGTAGTACCCACATAATGTGCATACCCGTTAGTCACTTAGGCATAGGCCTTTTCTGTTTACATCCCAGCTATAACCCGTGAAGTAAGGATTATAATCTATTCTTGGAGAGAATCTTTCTTCTAGTGCTAGTCTTCCTCTCTCTTGAGCGAAAGACCAAAACTCATTCTTCCACCTACTACCCGCTGCATAGTGCATCATTATGAATCTCTCTACCTCTTGAAAGAAGTATTTCATATGATCGTTGTAAAGAGCATTATCATTACAATACAGTTTATGCTCTACTGACTGCAAAGCTCTACTAACAGCGTCTAATGTAGTAGCTTCCATAGGTTCTAAGAAGAAACCGGAATTGCCCACGTAAAGCGCCCTGTCTTCAAAAATATGTTTTCTAACATAGTTATCAAAATGAAAGCTACGGGAATGCTTACTCTTAATATCAAGATCGTATATGAC